GGTGGAGCGCAATCACCCAAGTAACAGCCCGGCAACGGATACCTGTAACGATTTTTGTAAAAACTTCTATCGAAAGGAAAACGAAATGGCTATCGGCATTTCTTCAGCTTTCGTCCAGTTGTTCGACGCTGAGGTCAAACAGGCGTATCAGGGCGCACGCGCTCTCTCCGGTTTGACACGCGAACGGACAAACGTCGAAGGCAATCAAGTGAAGTTCCCTAAGATTGGGAAAGGCACTGCAACCGTTAGAGTCCCACAGAGTGATGTGACACCACTAAACGTAACCTATTCACAGGTTACTGCTACAATGTCTGACTTCATTGCTGCTGAATACTCTGACATTTTCCAACAGTCAAAAGTAAACTTTGACGAGCGTCGTGAGCTCGTTCAAGTTGTTGGCTCTGCCATTGGTCGTCGTATGGACCAGCTCGTCATTGACGCGCTCAACGCGGCGTCTAGCCCTTCAACAGTTGCAACAACTGTTGGTGGTTCAGGCACAAACCTCAATCTAGCTAAACTGCTTGCTGCTAAAAAAGCATTGGATGCAAAGAACGTACCGTCCGAAGGCCGGTGCGCCATCATTCATGCAAACGGCTTGAGCGCTCTGCTGGATGAAACAGAGCTAACGTCTTCGGACTTTGCTACTGTAAAAGCTCTGGCTCAAGGAGAGCTTGACACATTCCTCGGCTTTAAGTTCATCACTCTTGGTGATCGTGACGAGGGTGGTCTTCCTCTGCCTTCTACCCGGACTAACTTCTTCTTCCACAGAGACGCAGTTGGCCTAGGTGTAAGCATGAACCAGAAAACCGAAATCAACTATGTCGCTGAGAAAACTTCTTTCTTGGTGTCTTCAATGTTCTCCGCTGGCGCGGTTGCCATTGATGACGACGGCATCGTTAAAGTTAGCTCAACAGAATAAAGGAGATATAAAATGGCTTTTGTTCTTGCTGATTTTGGACCGTTGGGTGGACAAGCTAAGGCCGGCAATACGCCAGCTCTCTATGTCTACACAACAACTGAGGCTCACACTGCTGTCGATGCTTCTGGATATTTTAATGATCTCTCCGACACACTTAAAGTCGGCGACATGATTATTGTCCACGGCTCGACCGGCGGTACTCGCACAGTCACAAATCACATCGTGGTGAGTAATGCCTCCGGTGTGGTCGATGTTTCTGACGGCACCACTGTGGGCGCTGTCTCAGACAGTGACTAATTGAACAAGGGGCGCCCACTGGCGCCCCTTAACCAATAGGTGATGTATGGCTGCTGGAGACACAAAACTATCTATCTGTTCTGACGCGCTGGTCATGTTGGGGTCGACTCCGCTGTCCAGCTTTTCTGATGGCACCGACGAGGCGACCATTGCCGACAGACTTTACGACGATATTCAAGACACGCTGTTGATGCAGTACGCATACAGCTGGTCTATAAAAAAGGTGCAGCTTGCTCGCCTGACAGCTGACCCAATAACTGAGTGGACCCACAAGTATCAGCTGCCCGGTGATATTCTGGGCAACCCCAAGGCGGTGTTTATTAGCGGGTCTGCCGGCGCTAGACCTGTCAATGATTTTGAGATTTATTCAGACGGTTTATTTGCAGACTACGAGGAGGTCTATATAGACTACCAGTTTAGACCTGAGCCGGCGATATTCCCACCATACTTTGTAAAACTTTTAAAGACTGCGCTTGCCGCTGACTTTGCGGAGCCGGTAACTGACCAAGTGACCAAGGCAGACTATTATCGTGTCTTAGCCTACGGCTCGCCTTCTGAGAATATGCGAGGCGGGCTTGCTCGCGTTGCCATGAATATAGACGGTGTCGACAGACCACCACAAGTAATCGAAGACTTCCCACTAACGGACATAAGATTTTGAGATTATTAGAGGTACAAAATAATTTTGTAGGAGGCGAGCTTGACCCAAAGCTGCGTTCTCGTGTGGATATTGCTCAGTACAACTCGGGACTCGCAGAGGCGCTGAATGTTACCGTGCAGCCTCAAGGGGGTGTCACCCGGCGAGAGGGCACAAAGCATTTATTTACACTAGAAACTTTTAACAGCGCCCACGCTTATCGGTTAGTGCCGTTTGAGTTTAGCACCACTGACAGCTATATGTTAGCTTTTGTGGCAACCAGCTCAAGCGCAAAGATGTTTGTTTTTAGGAACCGTGTTCTCCAAACTAATATTAACGGCTCTGGCAACAATTTCTTGAGCCTTACTCATGTGCGAGCTGATAATATTGCAGAGTGCGATTTTATCCAATCAGCCGATACTTTGATAATTACACACCCAGACCGGCCAGTTGTGAAGATTGTGAGGGGCGCCAGCAATACCTCTTGGACCGAGAGCCTTGTAACTTTTGATTTTATACCAAAAGTTCCCGGCACGCTAACAACAACTGTGGGCACGAATGTCGGCGGTCATGCTCTGGCAAAGGTTAACGGCACAGCCGGCAAGTTTAAGTTTACCACTTTTTTATTTGGCGGGGTCACTCCGGCTAACATATTCACGAGCAGCAGCGAGACATACGAGGGCCAGTACATAAACGTCCAGCCTTTCGGTAGGCTGCGGATAATACGAAAAGCCGGCACAGCTGCGCTAGATGTTTTTGCAGAGATACCACTGTTTGACGACAATGACATAGACGACGCAAATTGGGAGCTTGAAACAGGCCATGTACCGGCGTGGGACGCGACCTTTAGTTCAAGTGGTTCATATCCTCGGTCTGCTACCTTCCACGAGGGGAGGCTTTTCTTTGGTGGGACTAAAGATTTTCCGTCAACAATTTTTGGCTCGCGTGTCGGTCAATTCTTTAACTTCGAGCCGGGTGAGGGTTTAGCTGACGAGGCTGTTACAGCAACGCTAGACACCAACACATTTAATGCAATCACCGACATTTTTAGCGCGCAACACTTGCAGGTGTTTACCACAGGAGCTGAGTTCTTTGTGCCTCAAGGAGAGAACGACCCGATAACACCAACAAACTTTATCGTAAAGCAGCAGACTGCTTTCGGATCAAAGCCCGGCGTGAAGGTGCAAAACCTTGACGGCGCGTCAATCTTTATTCAACGACAGGGTAAATCGCTGCAAGAGTTTTTGTATTCTGACATTACAGCTTCTTACCAAACAGCCAAGATAAGTTTGCTGTCGTCGCACCTGTTAAACGAGCCGGTTGATATTGCTGTCAAAAGAAGCACATCTACGGACGAAGGGGACAGGATTCTTATTGTAAATACAGACGGGTCTATTGCTTGTTACACCACTATGAGAAATCAAAACATAGTGGCTGCTAGTAAGTGGACAACACCTAATGGTGAGTTTCTGGCTATAGGTCAGGACGTAACAGACACATACGTCATAGTCCTGCGTAAGTCTATAAATTCGGCAAACTATAAAGTTTGTGTTGAGTGCTTTGACCCGAACGCCACAGGTGACATGACGTTCGAGAATATCGCAGTGTCCGGGCCCAGCACATATAGCACTAAGCACATAAGCATAGACAGCGCTGCTCGCTCGTTTACTTTTACCATAATAGTCGACGGCAAGGTTGAGTCTACAGCCACGATAGGCTCTAGCTCGGCAAGTGATTTTGTTCTGACATCCGGGACAAACGCAACAACTAATAACTATCAGATAGCTCTTAACTTTCCTGTGTCTGTGAAGACGCTGCCGGCTGACCCTAAGACTAATGTCGGTAGTTTGCGCGGAAATAAAAAGCGCATATTCCAAGTTAACGCATCTTTGTTTGAGACTCAGAACATATCTATAGACGGAACGCCTGTAAGCTTTACAACGCTCGACGGCACAACCGACACCGCTATATCAGAGTTTACGGGTCTTAAAACCTTTAACGGTTTGCTGGGCTACAGCTACGAGCCACAAATTACATTCACACAAACACAGCCCCTCAAGATGACTTTGTTGGGCGTAGACTACAAAATGAAAGCGGGGTCGTAATGGCAGATGTAGCAATACTTGCACTCTCAGCCGCAACAGCTTACGGTCAGGTTCGTGCCAGCCGAGAGGTGGCTAAAGGGTATGCAATGCAAGCTACTCAAGCCCGTGTTGAGGCCGAGCAAGCAGCTTTGCAATACAAGGACCAAGCTGTTGACGTTTTAAGAAACATACTAGAGACAGTGGCGCTAGGCACTGCGCGGGCTGGCGCTGGGGGCATAGACCCATTCAGCGGGTCGGCGAACACCATATTTAATTCTGCATTAAGAAGCGGAGTTGAAGAATTGTACACGATTGAAGACAATACAGTCATTGCTTTACGCGCCGGTGAGATGCAAGCCCAACAACTCATACAGGCCGGCAAGGCTGCTAAAATGCAAGGCAAGGTTGCAGCGCTTGGGACTCTCATAGCTGGCACAGCAGCAGCCTCGAGTTTAGGCGGCGCACCCAGCGGTGGCTCAGGGGGCGGCGGTGGCTCAGGGTCGGCTACCAGTGACCGTAGACTCAAACAAAATATCCGAAAGGTTGGCGTGTCTCCAAAAGGTATTAATATCTATAACTTTGAATACATAAACGACACAGGTGTGTATCAAGGTGTTATGTCTGACGAGGTGCCTTGGGCAGCAGAAGAAGGACTATTTGGTTACGAGATAGTTGACTACAACAAGGTTGACGTCGACTTTGTGAAAGTTAGGTAGCAAGTAAAATGGCGGAGCGCATACCAAGATATAGACCCCTAGGCGTTCGCATCGCGAGCATACCCCGTGTTGACTTCACGGTTGCCGCTAACGCAAGGTCAAAGGTGTATGGCGAAATGGCCAACACCATTGATAAGATAACTAACTTTGTCATACAGCAGAGCGAGGCGATTGCAGCTATAGAAGGCGCCGAGTACGGGGCAGAGAACGCGCCGACACCGGAGCAGATAAAGCAAGCTTACGACTTGGGGCAAGATGTTGAGGAGCTTGTGCCGGGCGGCAACCGAACTATTTTTGGCCGGGCAGCACGAAAGACAGCCCTGTCGGCGATCAGCTCGCAACTGCAGACTCAGGCAAACAAGGAGATAACAGAACTCAGAACACGGGCAGAGATTAAGCTTATGCCCATAAATGAGTTTGGTAAAGAACTTAACGCAATTATACAGGGGTACAGTATACCCTTGTCTGAGATAAGCCAAATCGAGGCCCAAAACTTTAGAGCTGCAGCGTCTACCTACGCTAACAGCGCTTACCTTGCTCATTCGTCTGCCATGATAAAAGAGATGGACAAGAGAGTCGCGGCTAGTGCTCTTTACGCAGTCGACACAGCAATCAATAACGTGTCCACTATTGTTGCCGGTGGTCCTACATTTTCGCCCGAAGGGGTTATCACGGAGACAGTGGCAAACAAACTTGATTTAAATAGAGCGACTCTTTTAAACAATGCTGTCGGTCTTGGGGCGTCACAATTTGATGCTAAAAGTAAACAGCTCCGCGACGCTGAAGATGCGGCTATCGGTGAGTTTGTTGCTGACTACGTTGTCGACAACAATGCTTACAAAGATTTTATGGACAATAATATAAAAGACCCGGTTATAAAAAGTTTGCTGGCTAACATAGACGACAGAAGAGAAGACGCGGTCTTTGATGTGGTGCGTCAAAGAATAACAAATCTTAATTCTTTAGACGCAAGTAATCAGCAGAAAATAGAGAGAAACAATAAACTAGAGTCTGAGAGATTAACAGCAGAAATAGTTATTGCTAGGGCTGATGGAAAAGATGACGAAGTTGAAAATCTTTTAGGCGAGCTTCTAAAAGTTGACCCGATTCAATACGCTACTACATATGCTGCTGTACAGGTAGAAGGAGGGATTGATGACGGAGACGTCATAACCCAATTAAATCTTGCCCTTTTTAACAAAGAATTAAAATTAAGCGATGTCCTAGAACAACAGAAATTAGGCAAACTTACTGATAAAACTGTTGCGAGCTATTTAGACAAGATTAACGCGCAACAAGATGAGCTGCACGAAAATGCTATGGATATAGCAAAAGCTGAGATTGGTATACCTGTCGGCATAACAATATTAGGCAATGAAAACAGAGTTTCTTTAAAAAAGGTTGCAGAACTCGAAAGTCAACTAATATTGGCTAGACGTGCAGACCCAAATCTTGACCCTATAAAATTCGTTAAAGAAAGATTAGTAGACCTTAAAGATGCTATGAAACAAGATTTAATTACTCAAGGCACGACCTATAAAAACAAGCTTATAGAAGAATATAATCTGCCCAAAGATTCGACCACGCAAGAAGTTTATAATGAACTTTTAAAAAGAGGAAAATCAGGCGTCATAAATTTTTATACACCAGCCTTAAACGCTCTTATAGAATCTGAGGGGTCGCAATGAGCACGCTAGAGGATGAGATAAGAAAAGGAGTTGACCTGCGCGAGGCCGGCGTCCCTTTGGAGCTGGTCCGAGGTGAAGGTTTTAACACAATCACTGTAGTCCCGCTCGACCCTCCACCCG